AAGCACACCGTATTCTTTTCTGACACACTTAACGGTCATGCTTGGACAGGAGGAGCTTCAGGCTCGTTAGACGTTACATTGGTATGGCCTACAGGCTTTGATGAGATAGTCTCCTTAGCGGCTCACAATGGCTTCCTAATCATCTTTGGTAAGAAGTCTATACTTGTGTACTCAGGAGCCTCCTCTCCTGCCTCTATGACGCTTACAGACACCATAGAAGGCGTTGGCTGCATAGCTCGTGACTCAGTACAACATACAGGCACTGACATTATCTTTTTGTCTGAGACAGGTGTACGTAGCTTTGGCAGGACTATACAAGAGAAGTCCATGCCTATGCGCGACATTAGCAAGAATGTACGTACTGACTTGTTACATCTAGTACCTCTACAGACTAACGCTATCAAGTCACTGTACAGTTCTGAAGAAGCTTTCTACTTGTTAACACTTCCTGACAGCAACACTGTGTACTGTTTTGACATGCGAAGGCAGCTAGAGGACGGTTCTAATCGTGTTACTACGTGGTCTGGTTTATACCCTCTGTCATTTGTCTCTATAGAAGGCGGTGACATATACATAGGTATTTCTAGCGGTATTGTCAAGTACACGGGCTACATGGATGGTGCTAACAAGTACGAAATAAGATACTTCAGCAATCCTATGGACTTTGGTAACACTTCTAATCTAAAGTTCTTGAAGAAGTTTAACTTGACTATTATTGGTGGTCAGAACACTCCTACTACACTTAACTGGGGTTATGATTATACAGCTAACTACACTAAGCAAGCCTTTACATTTGGCTCTGCTAACATTGCTGAGTATGGTATAGCGGAGTACAACACCACAAGCGAGTACACTTCTTCTATTCTTATCAACACACCGAAGGTTAACACCAGCGGTAGTGGCGAGGTAGTAACTATTGGCCTTGAAGCAGAAGTCAACGGCGCTCCATTTTCTATTCAAAAAATCGACATACACGCTCTACTAGGGAGACTTATCTAAATGTCTAATTATACTAAGACAACTAACTTTGCTACAAAGGATTCTCTCCCTTCAGGCAATGCTGCTAAGATTGTGAGAGGCACAGAGATTGACGCTGAGTTTAATAATATACAAATAGCAAGTGCTACGAAGGCTGACTCAGCTAACGCTACGCTGACTGGAACAACTACCGCTGTAACCTTAGACGTATCAGGTACGCTAACAGCAGGAACAATTACTGGAGGGTCGTACTAATGTCTTTAGCAGATTTAATAAAAACAGGCGGTGAGTATTACTTAGGAAAAGAAAACATTAAAGGTGCGCAACAGGTAGGTATTGATGCTGAAGCAGGCGCGGCAGTTTTAGCTCAAGAGGCGCGTACTGGTGCAGAGTTTAAGCCTTACACTGTTACAAGTGATTTAGCTAATATAGCTACAGACTCTACTGGTGGATTTACTGTAGGACTATCTCCAGAGCAACAAGCTCTACAGACGCAGCTACAAGGTCAGGTAGGCGGTTTGTTTAAACAAGTCGGTTCAGACCCTTCTATAGCACAAGCGCAGCTATACGAGCAAATGAGAGCCGTACAGCGTCCTGAAGAGCAACGCCAGCGTCTAGCACTAGAAGAGCGTATGCTGTCACAAGGGCGCTTAGGTCTAGGCTCTGCTGCTTATGGTGGTTCCTCTCCTGAGTTGTTAGCTCAAGAGACTGCGCGACAAGAAGCTATGGCCCGTGCTAACTTAGGTGCGCGTCAGCAGTCAATGGCTGAACAGTCGCAAGCGGCGCAGTTAGGTGGAATGTTGCAGGCAGCAGGATACCAGCCACAGCAACAAGCATTAGGTTTGTTAGCGGCTAGTCAAGTCCCTGCGGGTTATGCAGACGTTGGTCGTAGGACTGGAACAGAACTGGCTTCACAACTGGGCTTAGGTGGGCTAGAGTCTAGACTACAAGCTGAAGACTTAGCTAACCGTCTACAGTTACAGCAAGGTGATGCAATATTGGGTTCTTTATTTGGTAGAGAAGCTACTATGCAAGAGCAGCTTATTAATAGAATACTTAACAAAGACGCCCCTGCGCTGGAAGGCTCTGACGGTTTATTAAGTTCAATTATTAGTAAACTAGAAAAGCAATTTGATTTTTGAGGAGATATAACCAATGGCTAGAACAGATATTGCAAGACTTCTTACAGGGATGCCAAGTAATCGTCCAGACCCTATGGCTATGGGTGGTAACGCAGCACAGCAGCGGTTAGCCTTTGGCGCACAACGCGCACAAGGTCTTCAACGTGGTGTTCGCGGGCTAATGGGGAAAGACCCTCGTACTACTTCTGAGAAACTACAGATGGCTATGGCTAGTTTAGACTTAAGAAAGCCAGAGGACTTACGTAAACTAGCGGGATTGCAACAAGCTACTGGTGACTTTGCTGGTGCAGCTAAGACTGCTGCTGCTTTACAACAAGTAGAGCAAGACCAAAAAATTAGATTAACCTTGATTAAAAGAGCTAAGACTTTAGGCAATAACGACATGGTAGAGTTTTTATCTAATGGTGGTGATATCGGCGCTGCTACTACTATATTGTTTAGACAGCCAAAAGATACTAAAAAGCCTTCAGACGCAGGATTAACTGACAATGAAATTGTATTGTATAATTCAATCTTAAATAACATAGACCCTAGAGCAGATGATTTAATTCCGTTTAACGAATTAGGCGTGGATCAAAAAACAATAGTTTTCCAAAGAGCAGAAGAAGCTGTATCAGCAGCAAGGGATGAAGGACGTACCTTAACTAGAGAGCAAGCATTAGCACAAGTCTTAAAACAACCATTGCCTACAGTAATGACAGACGATAAATTCGGAAGCAGTTTTATTATAAAGTGAGATAAACATGGCGCTTAATCCTAATCCCCGCAGTGGTGGTTTTAGTAGTATCAATCTTGACCCAGAGTCTAAAGGTTTTAATCCGCGCAGGGCAGCGGTGGCTGAGTCTCAAGCAGAGGAAAGACAGTCTCGTGTAGAAGAAGCGATAGAAGAAGAACGTCAAGCAGTAGCCGCACGTACTACTGAAGAAGGCAGGGCTTTAACTTTAGAAGAGATTAGGAAGTCTGACTTCTTAACTGACAACGGTATTATGCCGGGGGACAGAGTAAAAGGACAAGAGATTATTCGCGTCTACTCTACGCCTGAAGACGCTCAATTGGGCGGTAGAGTTATTACTCAAGAAGATATTGATAACTCCAAGTTTTTACAAGACAACGATGTTGGCGTAGGCTCTCGTGTATTTGGCGACACTATAGTAGACTCAGGCGCTGCTGACTCATGGAAACAATGGCGTTACTCCGTTGACAAAGATGAGAAGCCTCTTGAACGTGCCAGTAATATCCTTGAAACGTACTTTCCTTTCCGTCAGTTTGCTCGCCTAACAGGAGGCCGTCCTCACTACTTAGCAGGACAAGACCATCTTGTAGATTATGTAGAGCCTGATGAATTGTTTGAAGTTGAAGGTTACATGGACATGAACCCTGACCAGCGAAGAGAGGCTAGGCTTCTTCAACGAGACAGAGCATTACAAGAACAATATGGTCATTTCTTTGTAGAGGACGAAACAAGTGCCGCTGCTGTTAGCGGTGTGATTATGAATCAACTAACTGATCCCACAGCAGGACTAGCTATGGGACGTACTCTTGTACAGCAAGGACTCAGAGGTGCTGCTTTGTTTGGCGGTATGTCAGCCCTTGAAGATTTGTCAGAGAAAGGAGTTGTTGATCCTAAAAAAGCTGCAAAGATGTCAGCCGCAGGTCTTGTATTTGTTTCAGGTCTTGGTTATGTATCTAAAACTATTGTCAACAAAGTTGCCGCTAAGAAAGCTGACAAGATAGTAAAGAAAGCACAGGCTGAATTAGACATTGCAGTGGCTGATGGCGTAGCTCCTGACAATCCTTGGCAGATTCTTAAAGATGCAGGACTAAACGCTCAAGAAGTAGGAGTGGCTCTTGAAAAAACAGGTAAAAGATTAAATGTACATAGGTCTGCAACCAATGCAGCTAAAGCAGTAAACAAAGCACTCGTAGAAGACAGTGCTGTCAGCCGTCAGTACATGGAAGGCTTGGATAAATTAGCAGGAATCTTAAGCACTCAGGTTAGGAACATTGATGAAGGAGTGTTTGGACGCTTAAGACATACTGAATATAGTATGGCTAGTAGGACTTACGCTAAGACAGCGGAAGTAGAGCCTTTCCTTAAAATCCTACAAGATGCTCCTAAGAATATTAAGAACCAAATATCTAAAGCTTTATACAACGGACGGTTTAATGAAGCCACTAAGCTAATGAAGAACGTAAGTCCAACAATGGCTCGTGAGTTTACTGATACAGTAGTCCCTTTGTTAAAGAACTTAGGTGAAGAACTGCGAGAGAATGGACGTAGCTTTGAGCTGATTGAAAACTACTTCCCCCGTCTTGTTAAAGATTACCGTGGGTTACGTAAAGATTTAGGAGCAGAATACCAAGGTGTTATTTCTGAGCAATTACGTAAAGCTGAAAAACTTAAAGGCAGAACCTTAAGGCCTCATGAAAAAGATAAAGTAATTGAAGGTACGTTACGTGGATATCGACACGATGGTAAAGGTAAACCTTCCTTTGCTCAACAACGTCAACTGACATTGACAGATTCCAACCTGCCTTACTATGCTGAACCTGAAGAAGCACTGTCGATGTACATACGTAATGCTGTCAACGACATTGAAGTATCTAAATTCTTTAAAGGGTCTACCAAAAAGACTAATGATGGTGTTATAGATGTTGATCAGTCCGTTACTAAGTATGTAGAAGACCTGATTAAAACTAAGCAGCTTACTCCTGATGAGCAAGACAAACTAATTGAATTGTTAAAGGCTAGGTTTGTAGGCGGAGAACAGTCTGCTGGTAAGCTTAACTCTACTGTTAAAGACTTAGGATACATGGGTACTATTGCTAATCCTTTCTCAGCCGTTACTCAGCTAGCAGACCCCGCTATCTCAGCTTCTTTATATGGCTTGCGTAATACTATTGCTTCAATGTTTGGTACTAAAAATTTAGGCATTATAGACCTTGGCGTAGCTAGAGTGGCTACTGAAATTACTAATGCTGACTCTCGTACAACGGCTCGTTTACTTGACAAAGCAATGGGACTAAGTTTATTTAAGTGGACAGACAAACTAGGCAAAGAGACTTTAATTAATGCTGCCTTTAGACAAGCCAAAGGTCAGGTACGTACAGCTAAAGGAGAAGCAGCTTTTAGAAAGAAACATGGCGGAGTGTATGGTGACGAAATTGATTCTTTAGTTAGTGACCTTAAAGCAGGAGATGTAACAGAAAATGTCAAGCTCTTTGCTTTTAATGCTCTTGCAGACGTTCAGCCTATTGCTTTAAGTGAAATGCCTCCTCTATATCTGAACAATCCTAATGGGCGTATTATGTACATGCTCAAGTCCTTTACTTTGAAACAGTATGATATTGTACGTAGAAACATTGTACAGGAATGGAGCAAAGGTAACAAAGTAACAGCGGCTAAAAACGCTGCTTTACTAGGAGGTTACTTAACCGTAGCTAACACAGGCACAGGGGTAATGAAAGACATTTTAAAAGGCAGAGAGGTTGAGCCTGAAGAACTGCCTGACAGAGCAATGTGGGCGTTGCTAGGTGTCTTTGGTTTTGGTAAGTATGCTACAGAAAAATACTTGGGCAGAGGAGACTTAACTGGATTTATAAGCAACATAGTAACTCCTGCTGCTCCTATTATTGATGCAGCTTTCTCAGGTGCTATTGAACTTACTGAAGACGATCCTGACTTTGAAAAGCTAGTTAAACCTGTCCCTGTAGTTGGTGAAATAACTTATAGTCACCTGTTAGGTGGAGCAGAAGAATACAACAGAGACAAACTATTAGGTAG